ACAGGTTAATCAACCGCAAAATGATGTTCAGGAAGCTGAAGTTAAACAAACTCAAACTGACGAAAAACCAACAGCAAGTTTTAATCAAGAAGATGTTGATAGAATAGTCAAACAAAGACTAGAAGCTGAAAAAGCAAAACATCAAAGAATGTTAGACGAAACAAAGAAAAAAGAAGAAGAAATATTAAAAGAAAAACAAATACAAGAAGCTAAAACAAAAGCTGATCTTGAAAATCTTATGAAAGCTAGAATAGCTGAAAAAGACAAAGAGTTAGCTGATTGGAAAAGCAAAGTAAAAACAATCAATGTAGATAATAGTATTTTATCATTAGCTTCAAAGAACAATGCTATAGCACCAGATCAAGTAGTTTCTTTGTTGAAAAACGAAGTAAATTATAATGATGATGGTAGAATAGAAATACTTGATAATAATAAAAACATAAGATACAACCCAAAAGGTGAACTACTTACTATTGAAGATCGAGTAAAAGAGTTTTTAGATGCTAACCCACATTTCCGAAAAGGGTCTTTGTCTGGAACAGGTAGCCAGAGTAGTGTCGAGGGTAAAACTGTAAAACCATTTAACATTCAGGACTTAGACATGAGCAAGGCGGAAGATCGTCAAAAGTATGCTGAGTATCGCAAACAAAGAGATTCCAGACCTACTCAAATAAATTTAACAAACAAATAAATAGAGGAAAAACAAAATGGCAAACGAAAGCACAAGTTCTACACTCTCGGAATTATACACAGAGATTGTAGCAGAAGCATTATTCGTAGCTAGTGAGCAATCAATTATGAGACCGCTAGTACGAAACTATGCAGTAACAGGTGGCGGAAAGTCAGTTGAAGTTCCAATTTACTCTGCTGTATCTGCGGCGGCTGTATCGGAAGCATCTGATTTATCTAACACAGCAATCAATCCAACTTCAGTAACAATCACTTGTTCTGAAAATGGAATAATGACAACTTTAACTGATCTAGGAAGAAATGCGGCTCCAAGAAATGTAGCGGCAGATATTGGTAGATTATTTGGAGAAGCGATTGCAAAAAAAATAGACACAGACTTAACAGCTTTATTCGGTGGTTTCTCAACAACTGTCGGTTCAGCTTCTACAACTATGTCTGCGGCATTGATATTCCAAGCAGTAGCTAAATTAAGAGCGGCTGGTGTTTCAGGAGATGGTCTTAATGCTGTAATCCACCCACAAGTAGCATTTGACCTAAAATCAGGTCTTACAAATACATTTGCTAACCCAAATCCGGGTGTTGGTAATGAGATTTTAAGATCGAGTTTAGTTGGTTCAATCGCTGGTGTAAATATATTTGAAACTTCAAATATGGCGGACTCATCAGGTAATAATCCAGGTACTACAGGAGATTACAAAGGTGCAGTATTTAATCAAGATGCTTTAGGACTAGCTATGATGCAAGACTTAAAAATCGAAACTCAAAGAGATGCTTCTCTT